TTTTTTTGTTCCTCGAATTGAATTTGAGCATCTAATAGCGCTTGATTTTTACTAGTTTCTAATTCTAGTAGTAATGAATTTCTCTCTTGTTCTTGAATGAGAGAACTAGATTTTATTAAGTTTTCTTGTTCTCGATAGAAACGAATTATCTCAAATCTTTTTTGTTCAAAAAATTCTTGCGCTTGTTCAATTTCAGATTGTTTTCTAATTTGCTCATCATAAAAGTTAATTTTTGCCTGATGCGACTCTTGCGCTAAGCTAATAAGACGCATGTTTAAGTTTTTATTTTCTTCTTCTATTAACTTGTTTTTTTGAGCCTCGCTTATTTCCTCTGACTTTCTTATTGCATTTATTCTATCTTGATTTTGTTTGTACAATAGAATTCTTTTTTCTTGTTCTATCGCTTCGATGTTTGTAATTGTTGTAACTGCTCTTTGATGCATCGAAATTCTTTCGGCTTGTAGTTTGGTTAATTCAGCGTGTAACTTAGCTTCTGATTCTTTACGTTTTTCGATTGCTTCTTTGTCTTCTTTACTTGTTGTTGTCTTTGTTTTTTCTTCGCTTTTAAACTTAGCAACAGCGTCTTGTGCTTCTATCAATCGTTTCTTGTATTCTGCAAGCTCTTCGTTAGCGGCTCTTAGTTTTCTATTGTACTCTGCTATGACGTAAGGGTCGCCAGTAAGACTTTTTTTCTTATTTAATTCTTCTATCTCTGCGAGTTTTCTTGCGTATAATCCAGCATATTCTTCAACGGCAGCTTTAGCGCCATCTAGGCCATCTTCAATATCAGACTCAAATTTATTTTTTATATATTTTGCAAAATCATTAAATGTATCAAGTACGCTTCTAACAGGTTTGCCTGCAATTTTTTCAAACGCTATTGCTGCGGCTTCTAGCGTGTTTCCTAAAGTAACTTTAAGTTTTTCCCAAGTATTCCTATTTTCAGTTATGTCTAAGTTTACACCTGCAAACGATTCTTTTGCTCGTTCAAGTGTTGCGTTTAAAAAAGCTTGTTGTTTTTCTTGTTCACTTAATGCACTTACTGCAACACCTATTTTTTTTGCATAATCTTCATACGCTTTTTTTTGGTCAATCAATAGACCGTATTGTTTTAAAGCTCGTTCTTGTCCTGATGCAATTGCGTGTGCAATATTTTCAAAATTCTGCGTTAATTCTCCACCGAACAACGCAGTCGCTTTGCGCGCTACTTCCATGATTTCAGGAAACTTAGATGCGCTGTGTCCCATCTCAACTAGCGCGCGGTTTGCAGCTTTTAAAATCTCTTCGTCGTCTGCTAGACCTCCAGACGCGCCAATTAACTTTTCTTTTAACTCACTTGCAGCGATGCCTATGTTTGAAGACAAAACTTCAAATTGATGATTAACAGCTTTTACTTCATCTGCAATCATTAATGCATCAAAAGAAACTTTTACAGCTCCAGCAACAGATGCAACAAGACCAAGTGCCGAAGTAACTTGAGATAGGCTATCTTTTAAGAGATTGAAGTTTTTTGTGTCAGAAATTTTTGAAATTTCTGTTTGTGCTTCTTTTGTTTTTTCTAAAAAATCTTTATTCTCTAAGTCTAGTACAAAGCTAATATTATCATTACTCATTGCAACCTCTTCTTAGAAGCGAAAAGCTCGAATAGTATAGTCTTAGCATCATCGTTATTTATGAATGATTCAGTTTTTTTAACTTCTCTATTAACATTAGCATACTGATAGAATATTCTTTCGTAATAGTTTTTTACTGCCTCGAATCCTTTTGCGTTCATAATTGATATAGACTGAATATCACAAAGATGAATTCGCTCTAGCGCTTGAAGCTGAATAGCTGCATCGTACATTGCAAAAAACCTTCTCGCAGGCATCTTTAAACAGTATTCTACAGTCCAACCATAAAACCTACAAACTTCCGCAACAAGTAATGATAACTTTATTTTTCTTTTTTGCTGCTCTTCTGTTTCTCTATTGTTTTTTTTTTTTCTAAAACTTTTCCTGAAATAGTCTCAAGCACTAAATTAAGCAACGCGCTAACTTGTGCGATTGTCATTTGCTCAATGTCTTCTTTCGATATTGTGTCACAAACGGAGCAAATTATATCGACGTATTGCTGTACACACTCGTTATAAGATATTTCTTTTTTCTTTAGCAACGCGTCTGCTCTTGCCATCGCCTCTGTTGCAAGCATGAACGTCTCTAAGTCGATAGGCTTAAGAACGTGAACCTTGCCTTTGAACTTAAACGCTACGTTAGATGATAACATAGCGTCTAAGTCGGCAATTACTTCGCTTTCGATGTTTAATTTATTTTTTTTTAGAAAATTAAACATAATTACTTGCTGTTGTGTTTATTGTAAACGTATCGTTAAGCGCAAAATCTATTGAACCGTCGTTGATTAAGAATGAAATAACAGGACTTGAGAATCCAACACCTACTGTTGCGTTGCCAAGAGGTCCCGAGAGTGAACCAGTTACTTGGAATATTCCACCATTTGGAGCTGTTGCAATACATACTGCAGTGATTGTCTCGGTCTTAGTTACGCCGTTTACAACGCTAATCCCTGAAATTGTTCCATCGCCTGTTCCAACAAATGTTGGTGCTGCAAATGATGCGTTAATTAAACCAATTGCAGGATCACCGTGTAACATAAATCTTTCAGGTTGAACTGAATCGTCTGGCATAATGTTCCAAATTATTTTTAATTTTGCTTGTTCTGTTGGAGAATAAACGATTGAAGACTTAGCGTCTGGTGCGGCTTTAAAAAACTTAAAATCACCTGATTTGTCAGTATCATCTTTCGAAAGTGGATGCAGTATTAACTCGCCTGCGTTTGCTAAGTCTGAGTCTCCCATTCGTGAAGTAAAATACATTTGTTTATTTCCAAGACCATCGGTTACAAGATACGCATGAGGAAATACTTTTTTCCAGATTTCTTTATCTTGAATATGCGCTAAAGAAGTTTCAACTGTGATATTAAGACCTGAGACTCGTCTATCTCTTACAGTCGAACCTGACTGGTCTGCAAGAATATCAGACTTTTGATATTCAATGTTAACAGTAACACCTTCAAGTGTACCGCCTAAATCAACTCCTTTGTAAGTCACTCTCATTGGAGTTAATTCCATTTTTTGAGTTTGAACGTTTGCAAATGATGTTGGCATTTTTCATCTCTCCTTTTTTAAAAAAATCTAATAATACTCATAATGATACACATCAAGACTTAACACAACTTCTTTTTTGAAAACTGATTCAGTCGTGTTAGGTCTTGCATCGCTAAACGCAGGCGAAAAATCGCAACTCATAACTACTGTTGTTATTTTCACACGATTGTCCGTTGAAATCAATGTCGTCTGGTCTAGTAATTCGTGCAAAGCTGATTGATATCTGAACGCTTTAATTGTAAGTTTTTCCTGGTTTCGTTCCTGAACTACTACAGACACTCTCATCTTTACAATAGCATCAATATAGTTTGCTTGTTTTTCAGCTTTTTGAAATTCTACGCTGTCTGCAATAACAAAAATCGCAGGCGCACGATAGCCTTTTGCGTTCTCGTAGATAAAGATTGAATTACCATCAGGAACTTCTAGCACTACTTCATTATCTGAACGCTCAAGTCGAACGTTGTTTATAGCTGTAGCAATGTTGTTTTTTAAGTGTCCGACTATGAGTTTTGTTGTCTCTTCTGCAAGTCTTGGCGCGCTCATTATGCTTTAAATTTACCTGTTTTTATGTAATTAATTAAACTTTTTTTCATTCTTTCTATTGTTTTTTCACCAAAGCTCATAAAGTTTCTAGTTTCATTTACATATTTAGCGTAAGGTGCTGCGCCGATGTTCGGTGAGATTTTTATACTTTTATTGTCAACTACTACGAATGGATATTTAATTGTCGAGTCTATTAAGTTACCTGTTGCTACAAGCATTGCTTTACCTGCGCCTCTGTAAGCAGCGTATTTAACTCTTTTATATTTTTCATATTCTTTATTTAATGGTTTCCACCTTTCGCCTTCACTTTTATTTTCTGTTTGCCAGCGCTTTAACTGTGCCGCTTGATATTGATAGAACGTAACTTTTTTAAAGAATACTCTTATGTTTTTTTGCGGCTCAAGCATTTTTTCAAATATTTTTTTTAAATCTTTTTTAGCTTTAATCATTTTTATCTTTTAGGCGTTATGTCGCTAATATTTCCTGCAACAACTCCAAAGAGCGGAGCATTCTCTTGTCCTGCGCCACTGTAGTATGAATCTCTAAGCTCAATAGCTTTTTTATGAAAGTACTGACTCATCTGAAGATAAGAATTCTGCGCTGATCTTGTTTGCTCGTCTGGTAAGTCTTCTGTTAAGTAAATCTCTGCAAGTCGTCTAGAGTGCCATAGCGCAAGACGTGCATACGCTTCTTGTGCCGCGTAATGTATTGCTGCAGGAATAAGACCGTCTGGCACTTTTGTTATGTCAGTACCTAACTTTAACCATTGTGTTGCGGACTCTAAGAACTCGTCTAAATCTGAGTCTAGAAAATCTTGATGGTAATATGTTGCTTCGATTAAATCAGAATTTGTTGGTGCTACAGCAAACTGAAACTCGCCGCTTAGAGGATCGTCGTAAACAAAATCACTTACGGTTAAGCGTACGTTATTTTTCCAAACGCCAAGTGGAAAAGAAAGCGATGGGTCTGTAAAGTTAGTTACGCGTCTTTTTTCAAACGTTTTAAAAAAAACATTAACACCATCTTGAGTGCCGTAAATTTTTTTTCTATAGACATACTTGTCTTTATCGCCATCACTAAGTATGTTTCTTAGTTTTTTTCTTGCTTCTTGAATTGTTGAAAACATCGCTCTAACTCATCTCTATGTAAGTTTATGTCGCGGTTAGGATATAAAATGAAAAAAAGCTTATTTTTTAAAACTTCTTTTTTCTTTTCTGATGCTTCGATTTCTTTTTCTGTTCTTGGCTCATCAATATAAAGCTCGCCATAAATTGAGTAAGGATAAAACTTATCTACTGTTTGCATTTTTACATTGTGCGCAAAAGATTCTTTAAGCTCATCTAACTTATGACGACGGTAAAAGATTGAAGATTGCGCGATTTCATTTGTTATAGAGTCAAACTCAATATAATTTTTTTTCTCAAAGCTTAAATCTTTTTCGTCGTCTTTTATTTTTAAATATCCAGCCTCAATATCAGAATTTTTTTTATTCTTTTTTACATATACTGTTGTTGCTTCGCTCATGATGTATTCCTTTTTTTTAAAAAAAAGCGCGCATAGAATTTAATTCTACACGCGCCGTATTTTTTTTAATTTAGATAATTACACTGAACCGTCATTTCCTTGAAAGCAAAATCTTGGGTCAATAAAGTCAGCATTGCAGCGTGTGTAAGCTTTAAATCTAATAATGTCACGCTCGAATGACTGACCAGCATTTGTTGCTTCTTGTTCAACGTGAGCCGCTTCTCTAATTTGCACTACAAAGAACGGAGCGCTGTCGTCAACAATATACCAAGCCTTCGAATTGCCATCTACTTTTCCTGTATGGTCAAATACAAATCTTGAAATTGTTGGAACTAGCGCAGATTGAAGTGGGTTAATTGCAAACGCACCGCCTACTTGACCGCTTGGCGCTGCACCGCTTGGGTAGTAGCTAGAGTTAAGTAATACTGCAATGTCGAATCTGTATCGTGGCGATACGATAATTCTGCGCGGATCAACTCCCATTTTTAGACCAAGTTTATTTGTCATATTCATAAGCGCAATAATTGCGTCTTGAATTGCAGGCTGTGATAGAGCTTGATGCGTTACGAATCTGTTTTTACCACCACCAATGAATCCTGATGCTGAGTAAGGGTAGTTTGCTTCATCATCTGGTTTGGTTTCAGATTTTCTTACTTTAAGATTGCCGTATTTCATATTATTAACAGACGCAAGTTTACCGTAAGCAAGGACTTCAATTACTTGCTTTAAGTATTTTGCCATTAATCCAACTTGTTGCTTGAATTGACCTGTTTGGTCATCTTCAAGCAATTCTTTTTCAACGGCAAACATTTCTCCGTATTTTCTGTTTTTTAATTTAATGTCTAGACCAGCAGCAGAAACTTCTTCATACGCTTCTTGTTTTGCTACTTCGCTTGGAAAACCGATTCCGTGAAGTGGTGCATATAACTCTTCAGATTTATTTGATTGAATTACATGAGTCCAATCTTCAAACGTTGTCGGCACTGTTTCATACATTTGATTTACTATAAGCTGAATTCCAGCGCGTAAAACTTGAGCAAACGAACTTGAAGAGTCAGCTTCACGCATTGCAAGTTTTTTCTCAACAGCTTTCCATGAAAAGTTTCTTTTATGCACTGGGAATTTTTCTGCATCTAATATGTCAAAACCAAAACGCGCACTAATTGACTCGCGTAATGTTTCAAACTCTTGAGTTTTATATAGACACTCTTTTAATACCTCTAAATTTTCTTCTTTTGAGTTTCTTGTGCTTAGCTTGATATTCATTTTCTTTCTCCTTCTTGTGTAAGCTTAAAACTTAAGAACGTTCTCAGGATAACGACAACCTATGCGTACAAGAATTTTTGAATTATTACTTGTAAGCGCTTCGCCGTTATAAACTCCGATCGCGTCGCCTGTATTGGTCACAGTAACAGTTTGTGCATCAATTGTTGCATCTGCATAAACTACTTGCCCTGGAACTATTGAGTCACCGTTTTTTAGTTTTAACTCAACTTCAACACCATATACAGGTCCTGCAATCTCTTCACCACCTTGAGCGTTATCAACGTCAGTGCCTTGATATGGAGACTTAAGTTTTCCATTTTCAACTGTAACAGGTGCAACTCCAAGCACTCTAGGTGATTCGTTGTTTGCCGAAATTGCTTTAATTTTTTGGTTTGTATCGTCGTAAACAAGAATATCACCTTGATTGAATGAGATTGTATTATCTAGAAAATTAGAAATTCCTCTAAAAAGAGTCTTTGCACCTACTGAGCTTTTTATGTTATTTACTGGTTTTGTTGGCATTTTTCATCTCTCCTTTTTTAAAAATTAATTTAAACAATCACTAAAACTTAGTGAATCATTTTTGCTAGATTCAGTGAATCTACTTTCTTTTTCAACTGTAAAAGAAAAATCTAATTCTTGTTTTTTCTCATTTGCTTTTATACCTTTTAAGAATGCGTTGAAAATAATTTCAGCGCTTTCTTTATTTTTGCAGTTTAGCATCGTTTCTTTTAATTCTTTAGAAAGCTCTTCAGAAATTTTAACTTTAGAAAGTTTTTCATTTACAAATTTTTCGAATTCTAAAGTTTTTTCTTTCTCAAGAAACGATGCTAGTTTTCCTTTTAATTCTGCATTTTCTTTTTCTAATTCTTTAATTATTTTTGACTCTTTTGTTTCTTTTTCTTTTGCTGCTTCTTTTTGCTCATTTTTTTCTCCTTCTTTGTTTGCTTCTTTTTTTGCCGCGATGTGTTTTGCACATTTCATTGCTTCACACGCAGCCTCGATAGCTTTTTCGCTTTCGTTATATTTTTGTTTCATGTACTCATAGGCTTCAAGTGACGCTTCAATCTCATCATCACTTGCATTATCGCCAAGATATTTTTTAATCATTTGCTTAATTAACTCAATATCTTGAGCTTCGTCTTTGTGTGGAATTTCGTCTTGTTGTTTCATTTCATTCATTTTTGTCGTCCTTTCACTTTCAAGTATTGATAAAACTTTACCGTCTGCACCAGCTTCCGTAACTAAATCACAAGAGACTGCAGAACTAAATTCTTCAACTACGTTTATTTTCTCAATACCTCTTTTTTTAGCTTCATTAAGCTTAACTATAATCTCATCAGCAAAATTATTTTCGCGCAAAAAATCGTCTAAGTAAATACTGTTATATTTTCCGCTAGCATTAATTGATAGACCAATAAAATCTTTATCGGGATATTTACTTGAGTATTCTATTGCATGTCTCATAAGAGCACGCGCCCAACGAAACGGCTCGTCTGGTAGAATCGAAACATCTGCAACAAGCATTGCTCGACCGTTTTCTTTTATTTCGACTCTTACGTTCTCAAAATGACCTAGCACGTCTCTTACTGATCGCTCTGGTCTTGTTTTCTCTTCAATTGAATCTGGGTGGTCTGCGTAGATTTTTTTACCTTCAAAGACAGTGATCGCAGACTCAAGTGCTTTTTTAGTATAAAAAAACGCTGTTTCAAAATTCCCAAGACCTTCTTGTAAGATTGCAACTTTAAACTTTGTTACTCCAACAGCGTCGCCACTTTTTGCTGCCTCTAAGAATTTTAAATTTTCTCTTTGAATTGCAATGTTTGTTGACGATGAGTCTGCTTGTTTTTTGTCTTTACTCTTAATACTGCCCCCCATGTTTTTATAGATTGTAACTACAACTGGCCAAAACGCCTCATCATCTTCATTGTAAGATTTTAACGCAGCTTTTTTAGCCTTATCCCAAAGCTCTTCATCGACTGCCCACGCTGCAGGCTCTTTGAACGTTTCTTTTGTTATTTTAAAACCTTTTGATTTTAAAAGATTTAAAAGTGTAGCGCCGTTTATGTTTGGATTTTCTGCGAGTAATTTATTGATTTCGTCTTGAATAGAATTTTGATTATCCGCCGCAACGGGAGCGTAAGGCGTCGCGGCGGAGTCGTTAGCATCAGCATCTTGCTCGCTAACAACATTTTTTTTGATATCTTTTTTCGATGCCCAAAGCCAAATGTTTGTAGAATATCCGACTGGCTTAGTATCTTTATCGTCTTTTTTTAAGTCTTTTTTAAAATCTTTTTCAAAAAATCTTAAAAACAAACTCATTTAATACCTTTCATTTTTCGTTCAATCAAGTTTTTCTCATAATGTTTTTGTAAATCACTCTTACTCATAAACTTAACAACCACATCGCAATTTCCGCCACCTTGCGGAACAAGCTGAGCGTAATAATCTAATTCTTTAAGCGGAATTCCTTGATTTTTCGCTACTCGTTCAACCTCTTCAAGCGTTTTACAACGATAACCTTCGATTTCAAACTTTACTCTCTTAAGTATATTCTTAAGCATAAATCCCGCCTCGTCAACAGATGCTAGCGCTTCATCGTCTCTACCTAAGTATTTTTCTGGATTTTTTTTAAACTCTTCAAACGTAGGAAGTCCAAAGCGTGAAGGCTTTTCTAGTATGTCATCTATGTTTTCAGGTAAATTAATCTCTTTAAACGTACTCATTTTTTATCTCCCTTTTTTCGTCTGAGCTTAACTTAGAATTATCTAACTCTTCTTTTTCGATTTTTGGCGGCGATGTTAGAAAGTTTAAGTCGTTTGAGTATTCATTAGTGTTGTATTTTTTTATCTCATCTAATTCTTTATCGTAGTCGTAGTTATCTATCGCAAACTCTTCAGCCGCCATTTGTGCTGCACGTTTTTTAGAAATCCATCCATTTATTTCAGCAACAGAAATGTCTCTAAGTTTTGAAGACCTGTCTTGTGAAATAATTTCAGGGAACGTTACTTCAACCTCATCTGTTATTCCAAAGTGGCTAAGAACGTCTTTGCACATGTTAGTTATTACTTTTGATACAAATTGCTGCACTTCCTCGAAAACCTTTATTACAGGCTCTGTCGATACT